GTTGTTGATCGCCTGCACCCGGAGACACCTACGCTGAACTCTTTTCGGACATGGGTTCGACTCCCATCGCCTCCACCACACAAGAATCAGGCGAACCCCACAATCTACTTCGTGGGCGCGTTCTTCGTCCTGATCATGCCGCTCCCTGAGCGGTAACAAAAAGAACCACTGCATAAGGTCAATGCCTTTTGTAGTGGTTCTTTTTCTTTTTACAGTATCAACGAATCACATTGTTTTCTTTATTCACTTACTGCATTATACAGCATCTCCAAAAACTGTCCCGCCGTTGGCCGATGATCCAGCGGGTATCCAGCCAATACCTGCACTTTCTCCGGGTCAGTTTTCCACGCCAGCTTTGCCGTCCTGCGAACAGCGCTCTCCACAGCCCTCCAAGCATGATCAGAAGCTTCCGCCACAGGCAGATAAACTTCCTTCTGCAAGGCTCGCAACCGGTCAGGCCTGGTGCAAATCAGCGTCATACACCGCCGGAGAGTATAATAATCACTCTTTGTGCGAATGATACCCAAAGGGCGCAGCAAGTGGTCAAATTGTATATCAGTCATTCTAACACATCCTTTCGCCCATCATGCTACGCCTTTTGTCGAAAGAAGTCGAAAACACAAACTCAGCCCCGAGGAACCATCAGGCTCCCCGGGGCCGTTGTCAGCTGCCGTTCTTTTCTTCCGCCCGCTGCTTCAGCACGTCCACAGCACGAGTCAGCGCCGCCGGGATGGGCACACCCATCAGTCCGGCATTCTCCACGATACTGATAGTCTCATTGCATACAAACGCAATGACAACGGTGTCCCGAATAAAGTTCGACCCGATGACAGCATCCAGCCTGCAGGCCACCAGTACCACCAGCAGGCTCACACCCTTGCGGCACAAGCCCTTCCAGCCTGCCCGGCTCTCAAGGGTGCCAGTTTTGGTCTTGGGACTGGTGTGGAACACCCCCGCCACGATCAGGCCGGTGATGTAGTCGATCGTCATAAAGATGATAAGCGTCTGCAGCGCCGTGTCCCAGCCGCCCAGCAGGCTGGCAATGGCCCCACCCACAATGCCGATGGCCGCACAAATCTCATTTTTCATTGTCATTCTCCTTTCACTTTGCCCAGCCCCTTGCGCTGGATGATGGCAGCATAGTCCTTGTAGGCCACGCTCAGGTCCGCGCCCTTGGCGATGCCGGGAATCTTGCCGCTGCTGGTGTACTGCCACATCCCGAAGGCCCAGCCGGGGGTGGGCTTCTTGGTGCGATAGGCTGCCAGCCATACGTCGTAGGGCTTGAGGGCCGCGCCGCCCATGTAAAGGTTGGTCTGCCCGAAGTTCAGGCCGGTGTAGAGCATGGCGTACACGCCCCAGCTTTCCACCACGCTCAGGCAGCGGGTCACGATGTCGGTCAGGGCGGACTTGCTCAGGGCCGCCTGAAGCTTGTCCTCGATGTCCACAGCCACCGGCAGCTGGAAGGCTCTGCCGCCCAGCGCCTGCTTGAACAGGGCCAGCTCCCTGTCGGCCTGTGCCTTGGTGGTGGCCTTGAAGTAGCCGTACACGCCCACCGGGATGCCCAGCCGGGTGCACTCGGCGTAGTTGCGGGCAAAGAAGGGGTCGATGTAGGGTTTGCTGGGCTTGCCCTCTTTGCTGTTGCCCATGGCCCGGATCATCACGCCGGAGACAAGGCCGCTTGCCTTGACCTTGTCCCAGTCAATGCTGCCCTGCCATTTGCTCACGTCAAGTACTGTTCTTGGCATTGCTCTGCGCCTCCTTTGCAGTATTCAAAGTGACTCCCGCATAAACTCGCCAACTCGTACCGGCATCATCATTGGGCCAAATCGTGACATGCTTTCCACTGCAGATTGGCCATGCATGGAATTGTCGAATCCCATACATTTCATCGCCGAATGTATGCGCTCCCGGTTCTGTTGTGCAGGGATGATGCGGTAGCTCGTCCATGGTCATGGTATGCACATGGTAATGCTGCGGGTCTTTCTGATACTCAGCTCTCTGTAGGGCAACAGCTTCCTGCACGATCTTGTTAAGCCCTGCATGGTCATACTCCATTTTGAAAGTTCCGCTCTCGAGCAGCTCGTCCAATGTTCCCTCCAGGGTCGTGTCACCCAGTGTGATGCGCACCTTCAGGTCATCCATTGCTCTGCGCCTCCTTACTGTGTAATTTCCTCAAAGCCGCTCTTGATAAGAATCGCCTTGACCTTCTCCTTCAGCAAGCGGGGGCAGCGCTCATACAGAGCCTTTGCTTCCTCCGCAGTCTCAGCAGACATGATTTCCTGTGCCCATAACATCGCCATCATAAATACCAACCTTTCTAGTCTTTTGTAACATTTACGCATAGACAGTCTCGCTCATCTCAAGCAGACACTGTTTCAGCATCTCGTTTTCCTTTTGCAAAGTAGCCAGTGTTTCAGGCAGCTGCGCCATCTGGGTCTGGGCGCTCTCCACCGTAGCAAGCCGCTCCTCAAGTGTAGGGGTCGGCTTCGGTGCATCGGCAGGATCTGGCTGCGTGCCTGCTTCCACCACAACGTAGGCCTCCGGCTGGTCGTCCATGCTCCACAGGGCCTCGCCCACGGCAGCCGCTGCATTGTGGGCGGTAATGGCATCCACAACGGCAGAATAGGCATCGCACTCTTCCTGTGTGATAACAGGCTTCAGGATTTTTGTTCCGGGTTTAATTTCCATTTACGTTCACCTCACCACCAGCGGCCAACAGCAACGCTATAACATGTTGTATCGTTTGTTCCAGGTAGTGTGCATGATGTCGTGCTTTTGTTCTTACAAACAAACGATAAAAATGAGATAGGGCAGCCAACAACAGAATATGCCGTATTAGAAAATGCCACCGGAAATGACCATGTATAATCGTTTCCGTCTGAATTGATGGAGTACCAGCAGATCTGTGTCCCATCTGAAAATCTTACCCAGTTACTGCCGCTGGCTGCTACTGCTGAAGCACCCGCCGGGCCTTGCGGCCCCCGCGGCCCCTGCGGGCCGGTAGCGCCTGTGGCACCTCCGGGTCCTGTTGCCCCGGTGGGTCCTTGCGGTCCCCGTGGCCCCTGCGGGCCGGTAGCGCCTGTGGCACCTCTGGGTCCTGTTGCCCCGGTGGGCCCTTGCGGTCCTTGTGGCCCCTGTGGGCCGGTATCTCCTTTGTCACCCTTGTCGCCTTTGAAGTCGCCCGCATCCTTTGCCTTCTGCAATGCAGTCATGGCCGCATTGGCCGCGTTGGTGCTGGCTTTCTCTGCCCGGTCGGCATCGGCCTTTGCCGCCCCCGCACTGGTGGATGCTTCCCCGGCCTTAGTGGCGGCGGTGGAAGCGCTCCCCGCAGCGGCGGTGGCCTGCCGGGTGGCAATGTTTGCCGCAGCGGTGGCCGTCTTGGTGGAGTTGGCCACGTCGTTCAGGGCCGCGGTGCGGGCCTGTGCGATGTTCTGCAAGGCGGTGGTGTGCTCCGTCTCCGTGTCCTGCAGGGCCTGCTTGGCGGCGGTCTCGCTAGCCTTGGCGTTCTTCTCGCTGGCGGCGGACTTGGTCTCGCTGCTCTTGGCTGCGTTTTCACTGGCTTTGGCGTTTGTCTCACTCGTCTTTGCCGCATTCTCGCTGGTCTTCGCGTTGGTCTCCGACGTTTTTGCGTTGGTCTCGCTGGTCTTGGCTCTTACCGCACTTGCTTCGGCCTCCTTGGCCTTTTTGGTGCAGGTGGCCACACTCGCATCCATGCTGTCGGCACTGGCCTTCGCCTTATCCGCGCTGGCTTTCGCGTTGGTTTCGGATGTTTTTGCGTTGGTCTCGCTGGTCTTGGCCGCGTTCATGCTCTCCATCGCCTGCTTGGCGTACTTCGTCACCTCGGCCACGAACTGTTCATAGATGCTCGGTGTAATGTTTTCTGTGGTCGTGTCGGTGTCGATGGTGTCATAGCAGGTGTACTTGCCGGGCTTGGTCATGGCAATGTAGCCGCTGTCGTTGATGGCCAGCAGCATCCAGGTGCCCTCTTTTTCCAGTGTCCAGCGCCGGTCTACCAGTGCGCTGTTGTTCTCGTCCAGGATCTGCGGGTCCGGCTTTGTGCCGCTCAGGCGCTGCACATGCAGGGTCACGGTGCAGTTCTTCCACTCTTCCGGCAGCTCAAAGCGAAGCTCGTCCACCTTGGCGCTCCGCACACCGCCCAGATACAGCGTCTCAATGTTCGCCCGGAACGTCGAACCGTTATCCTGCAGCTTTCTGATCTTGATATCCAGTTGGCTCACAGTTTCACTCCCTTCCTGCCCCTATCCTATCACGCCCCGCCGGGTGCAACTACCCCGGACATACATAAGTTCCCGCCTCTTGACAAATACGTAAAATACGTATATAATCAAATCACCAACGAAGAAAGGAGGATTCCACCGCCATGCCGCTAACTCCAAAAGAGATGTGTCGGCTGTTGGAGCAAAACGGCTTTGTTTGCATTCGCTCCAATGGCTCTCATCGGATGTACAGCAACCCCGTCACCAAAAAATCCACTGTCGTTCCTTATCATGCAAAGGATCTGAAGCCCGGTCTAGAAAAAAGTATTCTTAAACAAGCCGGAATCAAAAAATAACATTATCTTGTTAGGATCAACCTGGAAAATTTCTGGTTATCCTAATACTACGTTATAGATTATTGAAATAATTGAATATTAGTTTTCTCGTTATCATATAATATTTTCAAAACTTACATCACGCTATATATGAGGTAATATTAAAATGACTGCTGTATTTTATCCTGCTGTTTTTCATCCAGAAGAAACAGGATATTCCGTTACAATTCCAGATATTGAAGGTTGCTTTACCCAAGGGGAAACTATGGATGAAGCGGTTGCTATGGCCCAGGATGCCATTGGTCTGATGCTTGAAGATTGTGAAGTATGTCCTAAGCCTTCTCTTCCTTCTGCCATCCATGTGGATACCGGTGATTTTATTGCAATGATTCCTTTTGATATGGAAGAATATCAGAAGCAGTTCAAGCCCGTCAAAAAGACCCTGTCTATTCCCGGTTGGCTCAACGATGCCGCCGAATCCGCACACATCAATTTTTCCAGTGTTCTGCAAAAAGGTCTGAAATCCGAACTCGGCATGATTTAACAGAATAACATAGCAAAAGGGAGGCCGTTCACCCCGAACGATCTCCCTTTCTTCTAAGCAGAGCTCCCCCAAAAAGAGCAGCAACGTGAACTTGGCTCCCCTACTAGGGGAGCTGTCACGCAAAGCGTGACTGAGAGTTTCACCTCACCCCTGCCCACTCATCCTTGCTGTTCTTTGCCTGTTCCTCCTTTTTTGCCGCGTCCTTCACCCACTGGGCAAAGTTCTTTTCCTCATACATGGCCGTCCCGTCCTCTTTGGTCAGGCTCGTCAGCAGCTTCTCCAGCTTCTCCCGGTCGTGGTCGTTGCCCGCCAGATACTCCTCTTTCACCGCATCGGTGATCTCGCTCTTGATCTGGCTGTCCGCTTTGCCCGCCGTCCGCAGCCGCCGGATCTCGTCCTGCACGTCGCTGGTCCTGCCGGTGTCCACCGCTTCAGTCAGGTCATCGTACACGCTGCCCTCGGTGCCGCCCTTGTACAGCTGTTCTGCCTTCTCGTTCACCGCCTTATCGATGAGTTCCCTGAACCGGGCTCTCTGGGCCTTGTCCTCGTCGGTCTCGCCCTTTTCGCCCAGCTTCTTCACGCCGTAGGCCGTACACAGCCGGTCATAGACTTCCTGCTTTGCATCCACCCGTGCTTCCAGGTCACCGGCATTCTTCGCCCTGGCAGCGTCCAGAATGTCCTCATCGTACTTTTTCAGCCGGGCTTTCAGCTGGTCATCTGTCTTGAGCTCCTTGATCTTGCCCTCCGCCAGCATTCGTTCCAGCTTCTTGGTGGCCGCCTGTACTTCCTCGGTGTTTCCGGTCTGGATGGCCTCAAACAGCCGGTCGTACTGCCCGGTGGCGCTGTCCGGGGTGGAATTGAAGTTCTTTTCTCCGGTCTCGTCCCACTGCTTGGCCGTGTCCATCCAGGCAAACACCGCCTGCACATACTTCTTACCGTTGTTGTAGGGCACGCCCACCAGCATCATCAGCTGGCCCGCCGTGTCAGCCCAGGCCCATTTCACGCTGTCGGCATAAGCGTCCAGCTCTTTTTCGGTCATCTCGCCGGTGTCCTTATCCAGCAGGGCGTTCAGCTTGGTCATGCTGGTCACCGCGTCGTTGATGGCCGAAAATCCGGTCATGCTCACGCTGTCGTAGTTGCCGAATACCCTCTTGCTGTGGATGCTCTCCCCCGCCGTCCACAGCTCGCTTCCGCCGGTGTAGTTGCTCACCATGCTGTTGCTGAACTGGTACAAAAAGCTTCCGCCAAGGCTGGCAAGGGTCATATCCCCGTTTTCGTCCTGCAGGTCATCCCACCGGTGCAGAATAAACTTTACCAGTATCCCCAGCCCGGCGATCACCGCCGTCTGCACGCTCTGGCTGATGGCCGCATCCCAGAACCGCTTCAAAGCCTCCGCCCTGTCTGATTTCGCTTTTTCCGCAGCGGCCTTGCACTCCGCCAGCCGGGGCGCGTCGTTTTCGGCCTTTGCTTTCTCCAATGCCGCCTTTGCCTGGTCGTTCCGCTGCCACTGGGCCGCCAGATCCTCCACGGCACTTACCATGATCTGGGCGTTCTGCTGGCGCTGGGTGCTGAACATGCTCAGGGTCTTCAGCATCTGGTTCTTCGAGCGCTGCATTCCTGTCCGCTGCATCACGGTATAGTTGGGCTGTGTCCGCTCCACCACCCGCCGGAACTTACTCATCACGGCTTCCTGGTAAGCCTTGCTGCCGTCCTCCATCGTCTTGGTGGGCAGGTCTGCTTTCGTCAGGTCGTATTCGGCCAGGTTCTTTTGTACATAGTTCTCAGCCCCGTGGAACAGGCTGGCCACCGTCACCTTGTCCATCCAGCCAATGCTTCCGCCCGCAAAGTCTGCCAGAGCGTCCACGGCCCGGGTGCCGTACCGCAGCACCGCGTTCTGGCTGTTCCTGGCCACGTCGTGGGCGGTGCTGAACACGCCCTGTTCTTTCGCCGCGCTGCTCAGTTCCCCCCGGCTGCTGCCCCGCAAGCGGGTGGGCAGCAGGGAATCTCCAAAGCGGTAGGCCCGCTCAACGATGCTGTTCAGCTGGCTGGGCTTCAGGTTCATCACAAACTGCACGGCAGATGCACCGGTTCCGCCCCAGCCCAGCTCTGCCGCTGCCGTGGGCAGGCTTGCTGCCTGCAGCAAGGTCACGTTCAGGTTTCCCGTCAGCACGGCGGCAGCGGCATTGCCCCGCAGCACGCTGCTCAGGTGGTCAAACACCTCGCTGTCTCCCTTGCTCCCGCTCAGGTCGGCCATGGCCTTCTGTATGTACTTGCGTCCGGCCCGTCCCCAGCTCCGTTCAATGGCTCCGTATTGTGTCTCGCCGCCCTGCATACTGTTCAGCACCTTCTCGGCGTTCCGCAGCGGGATCGCCATGCCTGCAAACTGGGCGGCATTTTCTATGCTCTCGCTGGCCTGCTTCACCAGGCCCACCAAAGCCAGGGGCTTGGAGCTGTTCTGTCGGGTCTTCATGTAGCCCTCGCTGCCCACGCTCACGTCCCGGCGCACGCCCTCGTTCTGCTCCACAAGGGTGTTTCTGTCCACGTTCATGTGGATGTAGTTTTCCACCCGGGCACGCTTTACGCCGTACAGGGTCATGCTGGCCTCGTTGATGTACCCCTTTGTCAGCTTGCCCAGCTCCCGGAAATCGCTGATCCACAGGTCATCGTAAGCCGTCAGGTTCTTTTCGATCTCACCAAGGATGCTGGTGCGCAGCGTGTCCTCCCGCTTGCTGATCTCGTAGGCATTCAGCTTGCTGCCGTCCTTGTCGGTGGTCACCAGTTCGCCCAGCGTCACAGTCTCGGAGTATTGCTCTCCCAACCCGGCAAGGCCCTTGGTGGAAAAGCTCATGTCCGCAATGGTGGCCCCGCCGTACAAAAGGTGGTGCATGCCCTGCCTGTTCTGCAACTGTACCCACAGCTCGGTCATCACGTCATGGGTCACCAGCCAGGGCTTGCCGTCCCGGGTCTTTAGCCCGATGTCCACCAGATCGTGGGTAAAGTGGTAAAGCTCCTCGGCATGCTCCGGCCCGGTCACGTTAGAGAAAATGCGCTCACCCTCGGCTTTAATGCGTTCCTTTCGTGCCTGGCCCTCGTTCAGCTGCCGTCCCAGCTGCTCCATGCAGCCGCCGTGGTTGTAGCCGCCCAAACGCTCAAAGTTCCGTTCAATGTTCATGGTATTCAGCTTGTACACGCTGGTCACTTCCCGGAAGATCTTCCCAAATCGGGTATCCTTCCGCTGCTGGCGCACGCTCTTCAGCTCACCGGAAACACCCTCGGCAAAGTCGTCCACCATCACATCCTCTATGCTGCCCAGCATCACATTCTCGTTCTTTACAATAAACAACGTCTTTTCCAGGATCTCACTCAGTTCACGGGTCTGGTCTGCGGTCAGGGTGGCAAGGTTCCCGTCCTGGTAGGCCTTCAGGTCAGCGTTCAGTCGGGCAATGTAGGCCTTTTTCTCCGGGGTATCCTTTTTCAGCCACTTTTCGGCATTCTCGATCTCGCCCCGCAGCTTCTCCATCTCAATTTCCCGGGCCTCGTTCACATCGTTCAGCCAGTCGCTGATCTGCTCCAGCAGCCTGCTCTGCTGCCATTCCATGGCGGCACGGTCTCCCAACTTCACCTCCCGGTCAATGCCCCGGCTCAGGCCTTCCACAGCCTCCCGTATGCTCCCCCCTTCCGGCACCGGGCCGTATGTACCGTTCAATTCTGCCCTCAGCTGTGCCGCCGCCTTGCGGTTGCCAATGGCATCGTTGGCCAGAGCCGCCACGGGCCGAACCTTTTCCAGCAGGTATTCCGGCACATAGCTTTTTTCGTTGGGCTTTTCCAGCATCTGGGTCAGCTGGCTTGTCATCTTATTGATGTTCCGCCGGGTGGTGTCCATCTCCCGGGCATCCCGGGCCTTCTGCAATTGTTTTGCCGCCCGGTCTTTCGCTAGCCGGATGGTGGTGCTCACGCTTTCCCGCTGCTTCCTGGCAAAGGCTTCCGCCTTGTCTGCCCGGGCGTTAGCTTTGGCAGCTTCCAGCCGGAACGGGTCAGCCGCGCTTTCGGCAGCTTCTTTCAGCTCCTGTTCCCGCTTTGCTCGTTCCAGTTCCACCTTCGCCCTCGCTTCCAGCGCCTCCTGCTTTGCCTGCTTGCGCATCTCCTCCCACTGCTTCGTGAACTCCTGCCGGGCCTCGGCGTTCTGCTCGTTGGCCACCTCGGTGCTGTTCATGTACCGCAGCATGATCTGCATGGCAATGTCCTGCTTTGCCCCGTCCCAGTCCTCGCTGTAATCATTCTGCATCACCGGGCGGATGGTGTCATGGGCCGCTGCCATGGCTTCCAGCGCTTCCACAGCGCTGTTGGGCGTTTCGGTGGGGAACAGCCCCGCCCCCAGCTTCTGCAGCTCGGTAAAGTCTGCGTCCCAATGGCTGTGCACCCCTTCTTTGCTCTGGGTGATCTTCACGCCGCGCCGGGCCAGCTCCTTGCGTGCGTTGGCCCAGCTGCCCCAGTGGTACAAGATCTCGCTGTAGCCCTTCGATCCCTTTTCGATCACCATGCTCATCTGGTGCAGTTCCGGGTAGTGCTTCCACATTTCGTCGTTCTTATGGCTGCTCTTCTGCATCAGCTGTTCGGCAATGTCAGAGGCAAAGGTGTACACATCGTCCCAGCTCACGTCCTTATTCAGGGCAATGTAGTCGCTCAGGGCCCGCATTCGCTCTGTAAAGGTCTTGGCATCCAGCTTACTGCCCGTGTCGCTCAGCACGGCCCGCACAATGTCGGTAATGCTCTGGTCGGAGAGCCGCACCTTCCCGCCCAGCTCGCTCACCTGGCGCATCAGGTCGGTCTGCTTGTCCACGTCCCCCAGGGCGGCAGTGCGGGTGGCTTCTGCAGCGTCGCTGTCCACGTCCAGCTGGTATTTCGTCTGCGTCTCTATTTCTGTAAACGGCACACCTTCCATCTTGACGTTTTGCCCATGATAGGATATACTACCCATAGAACCATAGCGTTGCAGTTCGCTAGGCATTTGGAAGCCTAGTGTCCTAAGTAACGCTGTGGTTCTTTTTTTGTTTTCAGAGGTATACAGCACTTCGCTGTTCCGCACAAATCTCACAGGGTCGTTATCCTTGGTATAAGCACTGGTCGCCTTCTGCATATCCTGGATCACGATTCGGTTTTCTACTGGCTGAAGATCCAGCACGCACAGTACGGGTCTGCCATCCTGCGCTTTCACGCTTCCAAACAAAACCAGTCTGGTATTCTGTGAACCGGCACGCCCCTTATTCTGGCTGGAAAGCACCAGAATGGGGTCATCCAAAATTTCCGGAATGCGTTTGATCTCGTTCAACGTCATTTCCGGGTGTTGTTCTAGAATCAGGCTGATTTTATCGCCTTTCATGTAGATGTCATTTTCTCGTGCGCCCAGTCCCTGCAAAGCTTCCGCCGTGCTGCCCAGCACAAAGATTTCCCGGCTGTTTCGTCCGTCACGGTTCCACTCGTCAATGTCCTGTGCATAGCTCGGGTTAATGGAGTATTTTACCTCTGCGCTGCCCTGCTCCTTGGCTCCCCTATTAGGGGAGCTGGCGCTTTGCGCCTGAGAGGTTAATGCTTCCCGGTATTTGCTGCCTGCCTCGGCCTGGTGCTCAAAATAGAGTTCCTGCAGGTCTTTGAGCTGCTGCTCTGTCAGGCTCTTGGCGGCCTTGGCGGCAGCGTTGGTGGGCTCGTTCTTCAAAAAGCGGTTCACGTCAGCAAGCACGGTGTGCAGCAGTCTGTCGATCTTGTCCATCACCTTCCCGATCATCCCCCGGGCCTTGGCGTTCATCTTCGCTTCTGCCGCCTGCTGGCGCACGAAATTCCTAAAGCCGTCCGCCGTGCCGAACACGGTCTCCATGGCATCGGCGGTGATCTCTTCCAGCGCCTGGTTCCAGGTCATCTTCACGCCGCCGTCCTCATACCGGTCCAGATAGCTTTCCACCAGCTTCTCGGTGCTCTCCATGCCGTTCTGCTGCACAAGATAGGTCAGCAGCCGGTCCATCACGGCCTGACCAGTCTCCGGGCTCCACTCGTTCAGCATGTGGAAGGTCTCGTGCATCACGGTCTCGCTGCCCGCCTCACCGGAAAGGTACATTTCGCCCGCCGCAGCCTTGATAAAGCCCCTGGCGTTGTTCTGTAACCCCTCCACGGCCCGGTGGATGGCGGTGCCGCTGCTCTTTGCTCCCAGCTCAATAAAAGCGTCCATGGCATTGGTGCCCTTGCTCACGTTCCGGCCCTTGAAATAGGTGCCAGCGTCCGGGTTGACTGCTCCCTGTCCGCTGCCAATTTCGCTGGTTTTCCGGGCGTTGTAGGCTTCCGCCTCGCCCTGGCCGTAGGTGTAGGCAATGCGCAAGGCATTCTCGCCGGTCTTTCCCAGCGCCAGCACCTGCCGCACGGCACCGCCCAGGCTGTTCATGCCGCCGGTCAGGTTCACCGCCTGTTCAAAACTCTTCACGTCCTGGGTCACGCCCATCCGGTACAGGCTGTTGGCCGCCTGGGCATACACGGCAGCACCCACGCCCTGGGGCATGGCATCCACCACAGCCTGTGCCGCCTTTGTCGTCATCTGCGCCCGGTTCACCAGCTGCCGTGCGGCGGCTCTCTGCTCACCCCGGTTCCAGTCCGCCGTGTCCAGCTGTGCCGCATCCACCCGGTTCTCTACGTCCGCGTAACTGCTAAAGGCTTCTCCTTGAGGGGAAGCTGTCTGCGCAGCAGACGGATGAAGTGTATTCCCGTCCGCCGCTGTTTCCGCAGCACTTTCCACCGTTTCCACGCCGTTTTCCACACGGTTCCCGTTGACGCTGGCCCCGGCAGGTGCTATACTATTGTTGGAAGCTCCCGGTAGTCCTCTGTAGTCGGATTCAACAGATTCGATGTCAGTTCGCCGGGAATCTTCGTTTGCTTTCACAGACCTGTTGCCAGAAGCATCTGCTTCTGCGGTTTCTGTGGGAGCATTTATTTTTGTGGGCTGAATGTCAACCACATCATAGAATACTTCACGGCCGTCCTGTTTGATTGCCGTCAGAACATCCGCATTGTAGTCTTTGGCTCCGATGCGGATGTTTATTTTTCCGCGATTGAACGATTCCGCATTCTTGTGGTTTGCCGGTTCATTCTGAACATTGTCGGATGTAGAGATTACTTCGTCGAGATTGGGTGTCATCCGCAGTTTGTCCGCATAAGTATCTGTATTTGTGCGTTCCAAACCACGGCTATATTTTGAGCGCACAAATTCGCCCCGACCCTCACGGGTGTTATAAATTGTCTGCCCGCCGCGTTCAAAGTCATCCGGGAACAAATCACGGATAGCATCCCGCACCGTGTTCTTCCAGTTTTCTTCCGGCACGCCTTCTAAGAAGTCCCCGTCCACCTGAACAAACTTATTGCCGTCATCGTCCGTTTGAATAGAATATTTAACACTGTTGCCCTCAGCCGCAGGGCCCGCCGCTTTCAGGTCAGCAGAGCCTTTTTCAGTCCCATCAGACTCCACCGACATGCCAAGGGCCCCACTATTAGGGGGGCTGTCAGCGCTCACGCGCTGACTGAGGGGTTCCGGTTCCCGCGCCAGCTCCTCCCGGCGCTGGTGTTCCTTCAGCGCCTGCTCGTATTCGTCCTGAGCGGCATACCGCTCCACGTTGCCCCGCAGGCTGGAATCTCCCGCGTTCATCCTGGAAAGTCCTGTGCCCACAGCGCCGCCCAGTGCACCGGACGCGCCGCCGGAAAGGCCCGCTTCCAGTGCTGTAAGGAACGTATCCTTGTTGAACAGCGTCTTGGCCGCTTCCTGGTCGCCCATCACAGCGTCAATGGCTTTGTCGGCGTAGGTCTCCACAAAGGCCTGCATAGCATTGTCCGCACCGCCGGAAATGGCGTTGGCAATGGCCGGGTAGGCTTCCCGGAACGCCTGATTGCCCACCTGTCGGCGCACCCAGTCCGCAATGGTACCGGCCACCGTGTCCTTGGCGTAATCCGAGCCCATGGTCTTGGCAAGGTCGGCCACACCCACGCTGTTGATGGCCCATCCTGCGCCAAACTTTGCCGTTGCTTTCAAAATAGCTTTTTCCGGGCTCTCCCCCGCTTCGTCACTGGCAGCCATGCTGTCGCCTGCGCCGTGGGCACTCAGCACCGGCAGCACCAGCGCCGGGTTGATGGCACTCACGATCAGGTTCTCAGCCGCGCTGGAAGTAGCCCCGTGGAAGAACCTCCCCACATTGCTCTCGCCTGCCATAGCGTCCGCAGTCAGGTTTTCTCCGGCCTTGTGGGCATCCCGGCCCCACTCATACAACCCTTTCATGCGGTTGCTGTCGTCATCCGCCTTGTCGTAGAGCTCACCACTCCGGATTCGTTCGTGGGCTGTCCGGATGAGCTCCGGGTCACATCCTGCCGCTTCCAGCTGCTCGTCGGTGTAACGCCCGCTCTGAACACGCCGGATCATCTGCTCTTCGGCACTGGCCGTCAGGGCCGGGGACAGTGCGCCCGCGTACTGCCCGATCATGCCTTTGATATTTTCCTTTTTTCCCTCCAGATCGCTTTCCACACGCCGTCCGGCCCGTTCGCCAAGGCTCAGGTTATTGTACGCCTTCATGTAAAGCCGGGCCCGGTTGATTTCGTCCTGGGTGTAGCCCATCTTTTTCAAATCGCTGTCCATGTACCTGGTGTTTTCCGGCACCGGCATTATACCCATGCCGCCCGTGTCCGCTGCCAAGTAGTCCACGCCCGCCGGAAGGTCTGCTGCGCTTACAGCCCCGCGTGGCAGCGTGGGATCTGTCACCAGCCTCGCCAGCTCCCGGTTCCGCTCGGAAGCATCCTTCCAGTTGTTCACCGTGCTGTAAACGTCCATTCGGATACCGTTGTTCCGCTGTTCCCGCAGCTTCTGCACGGTGCTGGCATTCTGCTCCATCTTCTCCGCCGGGCTCACTGTCACCTTCTGCCGGTTCAGCTCGTCGCTCCGGCTGTCCATGGCATCCGCAAAGCCCAGGTTGTTCCTTGTCCGGTAATCCTCCAGCGCCGTGGAATATAGGTCGGTGCCCGTCTGCTGCTTCTGGGTTTGCAGTGCCGCACGTTTTTCGGCCATTTTTTCCGCCGTCCATGTATTGCTTTTATTGTCCGACACAGAGTTTCCCGTACTGCCAAGGGCCCCACTATCAGGGGGGCTGTCAGCGCTCTTGCGCTGACTGAGGGGTTCTGCCCCGCCAGCAGCGGCATTGGTTTTTTTCTGAAGTTTGGCCCGCTTCTGGGCCATCTGTTCTGCTGTCCATGCCATTTTTGTTCTCCTTACCATCCCATCGCATTCCAGACCTTGGCCGCCACGTCATCATTTATACCCATGTTGACCAGCCGGGCATAGATCGTATCCGAATCCACCCCTTCTGCACTCCACCCCTTTGCATAGCTCAGGGCGTTGCTGTACGGCATTCCGGTACTCTTACCCGTGCTCCCTCCCGTGGTTCCCCCGGGCAGGGCCCACTTGCTGCTCTGGTTCAGTTCTTTCAGTGCTGCCAGCCCGATGCCACCGGTTTCTTTGCTCTTTTCTGTGCTCTTCGTCTCCGGCACCGGATAGCCAGCATCTGCAAGGATACCGTCATACCACGTCGTATCCCCACCTTTTGCAGCAACACTTTCGCGGTCTTTCATCAGGTTGCGCAGTTCGCTTTTCGACCACTCGCTGCTCTGGCGGTAATAGCCTCTCGACCCGCCGGAACCGCCGCCGGACAGTGCCTTTGTAAAACTCTGCTTTCGTGCATAGTCATTGAATGCCCAATCTGCCACATCATCACGGGTAGCGATTGAATTCGGATCCATGCCCAGAATGTTCAGAATCGTCTGTGCACCCTTCTGGTCACCGTTTGCCGTCATGCTGGATGCGCTCTGGATCCATTTGAGTTTATCCTCCCACGTCATCTGCTTTCCGTTGTAACTGTTCAGCAGCGTCGGATCCATTCCGGCATCCTGCATCATTGCCTTTGCCAGATCAATACCCCCGGCATCAGCGAGATTCATTGCCACCTGTGCCGTTTGCTGCCGTGCCGCCTGCTTCTGCAGCGCCAGCTGCTCTTCCTGATAGGTGTACCCCTTGTACCCATCGTAGGCTGTCAGGGCCGCCGAGCCGATGTTCTTTACCGTGTTCCAGAGGTTGTTCCAGTAATTGTCGTTCTCGTTCCGGGCCTGTTCGCTCT